GGCTCTTTACTTGATGGTGCGAGGTCTCTCGACATTCCCTGTAGTCATTGGCAAGAATGCCGACAAAGCTAAGAAGGAAGTCCGGGACATCGTTGAGCAACTCCAACAAAATGAAATCTTCGCGGCTGACTACCCTGAGATCGCCATTCCGTTTCAGGCTGTCGGCGGTTGGTCGAGTCGCGGACGGATGCAGACTTGCCAAGGCCAACCTACTAACATCGTCATCGGGCCAGAGTTCTTTGTGTTCCCGACGATCAACAGAGACCAGCTACCAGGCTGGCCATCGGAGATCGAGCCTGCCTCATGCGGTCAGGTGCTTTACTCGCTTGGGATCGATGGAGCGATTCGCGGGACTAAGTACCGAAGCAGACGACCTACCTTGGCTATCATCGATGACATCGAGGACAGAGAAGCAGCAGCAAGCGAAACGACGATCGAAAAGAACGAGGAGGTAATCGAACAAGACATCGCGGGATTAGGTCAGTCCTCAGAGCGGATCCCTCGGGTGATGCTTTGCACAATCCAGAATCGCAAGTGCATTGCGTATCGTTACACCGATCCGAAGATCAAGCCATCTTGGAGGGGCAAGCGATACCGAAAGCTCGTTACCAAGCCGGATCGGATGGACTTAATCGAGAAGTACATCGACATGCGGAAGGGACGCAAAGACGAAGATCCAGACGCTCGGGAGGCTTTCCGTTTCTGGCGTGACAACCAAGATGACATCGAGCGTGGATCTGTGGTCAGCAATCCGCATAGCTACAGCAAAAAGACTCACAGCGACGGCGAGCCGATGGAATTGTCAGCGGTGCAAAGTTACTTCAACCGAGTCGCAGACGTTGGACAGAAAGCAGTATCGACCGAGATTGACAACGACCCACCGGAGGAAGCCGGGCCAATGGGCCTTGGGATCACTCCTGCTTTGGTCGAGTCGAGGGTAAGCGGTTTGGTTCGCCGTCAGCTGCCTGCCAATACGGTTGCGCTCACGGCGGCAATCGACTTAGGCAAATACTATTTGCATTGGGTCATAACCTCTTGGTGGCATGGGGCCGGTGGAGTTGTGGCCGACTATGGCATCCATCAAGTCTACGGGACAGATAAAAGCATGGATCACGAAGCTAGCGAGCCGATGATCTACCAGGCGTTGCTCAGCCTTCGGGACGAGTTGCTAACCAAAGAATTCAGCGACACAACAGGCACTCGGCGAACGATCGATTTTTGCTTTGTGGATTCCGGTGCATTCACCAACGCGGCTTACCAGTTCTGTCGGGAGGTCGGAGGGATCTTTCATCCTAGCAAGGGTCAAGATCCGTACCATCGAAAAGCCAAGTCCAGTTCGGTGACAATCGCAGGGGCAAACCTTCACGCTCAAAAGCTTCCGTCGTCAAACGTCTGGCTTTACGAGCTTGACACAAGCTATTGGAAGCAGTTCATTCACGAACGGTTTATGACTCCAACCTTCGACGAATCGAACATGCTTCGGCGCGGTTCGCTTTCGTTGTTCGCACTTGAAGAAGAACGGCGACATTCGCAGTACGCGCAGCACATCGCAGCGGAAGAACTCGTCACCAAGTTTACGGAGGGCAAGGGGGCCAAGACCTATTGGATGGTCAAGGATTCAAATAATCACTGGCTCGATGCTACTTACATGGCAGCGGCTGGTAGTGAGGCTTGCGGGGTCAAGCTGATTGCTCCGAGTGAGATCGAGGTACAACCGAAGCACGTTAGCGGCGAACAACCTAAGCCTGTGAAGCAGGCTCCAAAGGCGTACCAGCATGGACGCAATCTAAGACAGCGGCAGGGCGGGTGGATTCCAAAACGGAGGTACTAGGATGGCGAAGAAAAGCAGGAAGCAAGCGATCGAGACGGTGCAACAAACGGCAACAATCGAGCAACAACCGATCGAGCCTATCTACCGGCAGTTTACTCCGAGACCTTGCACGATGTGCGAAACCAGGAGACCGCATGGAACCAATGCAAGCTACGTCTATTGCACTCGGGGCAAGATCCGTTTTTGCAAGTGCAAGAACTGCAACCATACTTGGAGTCAAGAAGGTAAGTAATTTTTTATTGACTGTACTAGGCTAATGGTACAGGCTTATTGAGAATGTTTGCTTGTCATGCAATCCTTTGTGCATGGCATCAGCGGCAAGTCTACTGGCATTGATCGACGCAGCTATTGAGGCTCTCTTAACTGGAGGGGCTCAGCAGTATTCTATTGGCTCTCGGACGGTTACCAAACTTGACCTGAAGTCGCTCTTTGAAGAACGGCGGATGTTGCAGCAACAGGTCGAGCGTGAAAGCGGTTCCGGTGGCGTGACTCTTGGCAGATTGTCGAGGGCTCGTCGATGATCGGAAAGATGCTCGATTCAATCGTAACGGCTATCAGCCCAACGGCTGGACTCCGACGGGCTCAGGCTCGAAAGGTGCTCAGATCCTTCACTGGTGCAGAGCCTTCGCGAATCTCATCGAGTCGAAAGCCGAAGAACAATCCAGCGGACATTGAGCTATCAGGGCCATTTGGTGCTGATACGCTTCGGGCATGGGCTCGGGACTTGGTGCGGAACAATGCTTACGCATGGGGAGTGGTTGATACCATTGTCTCATCGGTGGTTGGGTGTGGCATCAAGGCTCAGAGCCAGTTTGAGACTCCAAGCGGAGACGACATCGAATCGATCAACGACCAGCGGGATAAGATTTGGTCGGAGTGGGCCGAAGTTTGTGACGTAAACGGGAAATACACTCTCGACGAAATCCAGGCCGTTTGCCAGCGTGAAATGGTAGAGGCTGGTGAGGTGCTTGTACGGCTCATTAGAACGCCTGGCAAGGTCTATCGAGGTATTTATCGTCCAGTGCCATTGGCTCTCGAATTGATCGAAGCTGACCGGCTTGCAGGTGACAAGGACAACTACGCAGCAAGACTGACTCCGGCTGGTGACAATCGAATCATTCGCGGGGTTGAGGTTGATGATCTTGGTAGGCCGGTTGCTTACTGGATCTACAAAGACCATCCGTTGCAACCATACGCTGTTACTCGCACCCCAGAGCGTGTACCGGCAAATGAGATCATGCACCTATACAGGCAGGATCGCATCGGTCAAACGAGGGGCGTGACTTGGTTCGCTCCGGTGGTAACTCCGGTGCGGGATCTTGGTACTTATCTTGACAACGAGCTACAAGCTTCGGCTGTGGCAAGTTGTTTCACGGTGGCGATCAAGACTGATACGCCACTTGGAAATCTGATCGAGCCAGATGGAGTCGGCAACACTGACGACGCAGGCAACAGCTATAGCCATGTCGAGCCCGGAATGGTGATGAATCTTCGACCGGGTGAAGATGTTGTAGGGCTCAATCCTGGCCGTCCTAACTCAGCTGCAGAACCTTGGATCGCTTTGATCCTAAGACAGATCGCAGTCGGTACAGGGCTCTCTTATGAGACTGTTGCAAGGGACTACAGCCAGACATCCTACAGTTCAAGCCGAACGAGCCAATTGGAAGATCGTCGGCGGTTTCGATGTTGGCAGAAATACTTGATTCGTCATTTGCTTCAGCCTGTTTGGGATGCTTTTTTAGATGCGGCGGCACTCAGTTCCCTACCCTCGTTCCCCACCTCCAGCGAGTTGCTGAGTGACCGTCGCACTTTTGCCCCTGTTGAATGGATGACTCCCGAATGGGAATGGGTTGATCCTCAGTCGGAGCAAGCAGCGGCGAAGGATGCTATTGAATCATTCATGAGCGACTACCAAACCGAATTGGGTGCAAGGGGTCGATCATGGAAAGCGGTGATGTACCAACGCGCCAAAGAAAACGCACTTAAGAAGAAGCTTGGATTGCTCACACCACAAGAGCAACAGCTAGCAATCTCGGCGGCTCAATCGGCATCCGCAACACCTCCAGAGGCTCAAGCAGTCGTTAGCGAGGTGGCCAATGCCTTATGACGCAAAGACAACAGCGGCTTGTCCGATCACTAAGCCTTGGGGCGTGTTCAAGTCCGATGAGCGTCAGCTTATGGGATGCCATGCAACCGAGGACGACGCTAACGATCAGATCGCGGCATTATACGCAAGCGAACAGGTCGAGCGAGCAAAGTATGACGGTATCGACTTTACACCTCCCGAGGGCGTGCGAGAAGAAGCCAAGCAGGGCCTTGAATGGCGTAGAGAGCACAATCGCGGCGGGACTCCTGTCGGCGTTGCTAGGGCTCGGGATCTATCCAACGGCAAAGAGATCAGCCCTGACACCATCGGACGCATGGTCAGTTACTTCGCTCGTCACGAAGTTGACAAGCAGGGCGAAGGATGGAAGCCGGATCAAAAAGGCTTTCCGTCAGCGGGTCGAATCGCATGGGCTCTTTGGGGCGGTGATGCTGGTAAGGCTTGGGCCGGAAAGGTAAAGCGACAAATGGAAGCAAGAGACACTGTTGAAAGGATCGCATCGGTGCCAAAGATCCAGCGAGCATTCCAAGCACCGAAAGACGGAAAAGCGGTCATCGCTACTGAGACACCGATCGAGATTTACTATGCAGAGCGTCGGCAAATGATCCGTCAAGTTCTTTTGATGGATGGAGTGCAATTCCGCAATGGAAAGAATCAACTACCAATCGTTGATAGCCACAATGACAAGACGGTTCGCAATGTTTTCGGCTCGATCCGAAACATCTCGATTCAAGACGGTTCGCTCGTTGGTGACGCGTCGTTTGCTTCCGACGAAGAATCTCAAATTGTGGCGACTCGATACAACGAGGGCCATCTGAATGACTTCTCAATCGATGCTCAGATCCTAGCAAGGGTCTACGTCTCAGAAGGTCAACAATACACCACCCGACAAGGCAAGGTGATTGAGGGGCCAGCGGAAATAGTAACCGCTTGGGAACCTCACAACGCTTCGATCTGCGCGACGGGTGCAGATCCTAATTCCACGGTTCGACGGTCATACGACCAAGAAGAAAGGCAG